CATACCTTTGTGAAAGCTGCATTGAAAACATATAAGTGTGGATCTTTCTTTCTTATATCAACATCATTTTTATAAGTTACTATTCCGTTTCTAGTTTGAAAAAATTTGTGTTTTAATACTTCCATGTTTCTTCTTTTACCATGGTCACAATTCATTACATAAGTTGAATGAAAATCTGATAAAGTAAATACTTCATCTATATGTCCTTGTACTAAAAGGTCTTCTAATATAAGATCGCCGTTTGCAAATGTGTCATGCATCCAAACTGCTTTATGTCTAGCGTTAGCTGTGATTGCTGAATATCTTTGAGGATTATATCCTTCAAACTGTTTGTATAAGTTAGGTGTTATAAAAGGAATTATAGTTCTTAATGAAATTACAATATCAAATTTAAAATCACTTTTATAATCTAAAATAGTATTGTCAAAGTATTGTACACCATCGTAAGTGCCTTCTCTTGCAAGGTTTGAATCTTTATTACAGTTATTGAAAATGGTTACTTTGAAACCTAATTTTGTTAGTTCTTTGGCCATCAAGATAGTCGCAGACTCGCTACCACCAAGGCCTCTTTTCTTTAATGTATCTCCGTCATACGGAAGACCAATTATATCTAAAAATGCAATAGAAATCATTTATTTAAATTACCAACTCACTACAGTTTATTTATAAATATACTATAACAGAATACTAAAAAAATGTCAATGCTTGGACATTAATATGAGGGAGATAAGTATCGCAATATGCCAGTTATTAAGAATGCCGGTGTTCGTGTCGGCCTAGGACGTATAGGTTACACAGGATCAGGAGGTCCAACAGGTTTTACAGGTTCCAAAGGGGCTGACGGAGCCGCTGGGTCACCAGGTGGTTATTCAGGTTCACAAGGTTTCACAGGATCAGTTGGTGCTCAAGGGCCAGGTGGTGGTTACACTGGTTCAGTAGGTGCTGTAGGTTTTACAGGATCCTCAGGAGGTTTAGGGTACACAGGTTCATCTGGTACAGTTGGTTTCACTGGTTCAACAGGAGTAGGTTACACAGGATCAAAAGGTGCTGATGGTTCAGACGGATCAGATGGTGCTGTTGGTTTTACTGGTTCTACCGGAGCAGGATACACAGGATCAAAAGGTGACGCAGGTTCAACTGGCGCCACAGGTTTTTCAGGATCAAAAGGAGATACAGGTTCACAAGGTATACAAGGTGTAACAGGTTTTTCAGGATCAAAAGGTGACGCAGGCTCAGCTGGCGCCGTAGGTTTTTCAGGATCAAAAGGTGATCAAGGCGTAATAGGTTATTCAGGATCAAAAGGAGATACAGGAACAGCAGGTGCTGATGGTTCAGATGGCGCCGTAGGTTTTACAGGATCAATCGGTGTAGGTTACACTGGTTCAGCAGGTGCCACAGGTCCTCAAGGACCAGGTGGTGGTTATACTGGTTCAGTAGGTGCCGTAGGTTTTACAGGATCAGCAGGATCAGGAGGAGGAGATTCTCCTTTTGTATTTACAACTTCAGGAGATTATAGAACACTTACAGGTTATAAAGAAAGTGGTGTAACAAGTACAGTTAGAACAGCAGAATTTTCAGGTGATCTTTTAAGATTAACTTTAGCAACTTTTACTCCTTCATTTTCAGCTTCAGGTAATCCTTCAAGTACTAATAATTGGGATGTACCAGCAACAGGATTTTCTGTATCTGTAGATAATCCTAGTGACGTTACAAACGATTATATAAGTTCAGTTTACTCTATCACTCAAACAAGTGGAAGTGTTAACGGTACTTTAAGTAATTATTCAGCAGGAAGTAAATCACAAACACCAGCAGGTGGTGTAGATTGGAATCAAACTTTTACTGTAGACAATACAAACTCATATATTAGACCAATATCAACTAGTCGTACTGGAGGTTCGGCTGGTGCAACAATTAAATTCAATCATAATGACGGCAGTGAATCAGAATATACAGAATCAAATACAAGTTTTTCTGTAAATTGGTCAACAGCGTCTATGAGTTTATCTAAAACTAATGTTAGCGGAAAAACATTTTTAAAATCTTATGCTAGTACATCGTACTCAACTAACGTAAGTGGTATATCAAATTCAAGTAACACTTCACATGCTTTAACAGCAAGTGGTGGTACTTTGAGTACAAATTCAGGAAGCGGATATGTGAGTGGGACATTTACATTTACATCACCTATACACAAAGACAATACAAGCGATACACGTACTGTCTCAAATACGTGTACGTTCACAAGACCTGTTGATGTAACAGGCACCTCATATACGACAGATCAGTCGTCAACAACAAGCAACGTATCTGCCTCATTTACGTATCCGTCTTTCTGGATCTGGACAACAGGAGTAGGAACACCTCCAGCAGTTGCCGATATAATAGATGATTCAACATCTACAGGTTTTGAATCGGCAGTTAATCAGTTGGCCAATCAAACAAGAACATTTTCAGTACAATCAGTTAATAATTCAGATTCAAATCCTAGAGCATTTTGGTTTGCTGTTAAAAATTCAGCGTCTCAACCTGGTACATTTAAAACAGGTGCAAGTGCAGGATTATTAAGTGATGTTAGTACAACAGATGGTGGAACAATTACACTAGTACCTGATTCACCATTGTCAGGACAAACAGGAGAAAGTTATCACATATACGGATTTACTTTACAACCAGGAACAACTTACGTGGAGATAGGAGCATAGTATGGCTACAAATTACGATGGTCTAACACGAAACGTCTGGCCAGGAACATGGAGTACCGGCACTAACTCGCCTATCGTTATAGATACGGAAGTTAGAGGTACACTTCAAAGTATTTCTGGTGATAGTGGAGATAGATTAACAGATATTCCAGGTGCAAGAATAACAGAGGGTATGTTAGTATATGTTAAAAATGGATATACTTCAGGTTCAACTACATACACAGCAGACAAATATTATACTTACAAACTTCAAGGTAGTGAAGTACGTAGTAGCGTTACAGGTGCAGTGCCAAATGCCGACGCCAACTGGTCATTATTCAGTGTTGGTGGTGGATCAGGTTATACAGGATCAGCCGGCGCTATAGGTTTTACAGGATCAGCAGGTGCTGTAGGTTTTACAGGATCAGCAGGCGCTATAGGATATTCAGGATCAAAAGGTGATCAAGGTACTGTAGGTTTTTCAGGATCAAAAGGAGATACAGGAACAGCAGGTGCTGTAGGTTTTTCAGGTTCAAAAGGTGATCAAGGTACTGTAGGTTTTTCAGGATCAAAAGGTGATCAAGGTACTATAGGTTTTTCAGGATCAAAAGGAGATACAGGAACAGCAGGTGCTGTAGGATTTTCAGGTTCAAAAGGAGATTTAGGATATTCAGGATCAAAAGGTGACGCAGGTTCAGCCGGCGCTGTAGGTTTTTCAGGATCAAAAGGAGATACCGGTACAGCAGGTGCTGATGGTTCAGATGGTGCTGTAGGTTTTTCAGGTTCAAAAGGAGATATAGGATATTCAGGATCAAAAGGTGATCAAGGTACTGTAGGTTTTTCAGGATCAAAAGGCGATCAAGGTATAATTGGTTATACAGGTTCAATAGGTTTTTCAGGATCAAAAGGTGATCAAGGTGTAATAGGTTATACAGGTTCAGAGGGAAATTTAGATGTAGCAGTTGCTTCAACTCCTCCAGGTTCAGCAGGTATTGGTGACGTTTGGATTGATGACGCAACAGGTATTCAATACTTCTACATGAACGATGGTAACAGTAATCAATGGGTAGAATTAAGTAACCAAGGTGTTGTAGGATTTACAGGTTCATCTGGTGCTAGCACATTATCTGCTCTTACAGACGTAACTATTAGTACACCACAAAAAGGCCATACTTTAGTTTATGATGGTTCAGGTTGGGTACAAACACAAACTCCAATTTCACAATTTGTTGTAACAGCCAATGGTTCAAGTGCATACAGATTTGATGGTGCAGGATTCCCTAGTACAAGTGGCGATAATCCTACTATCTACCTTAAAAAAGGTCAAACATATTACTTTAGAAATACAACTAGTGGACA